CGATAATACACAATCCTTCTCCAAAATAAAATTATTATAGTATTAGATTATCAAAGTTAAGTAAATTTTGTGTATTATCGAAAAATTGTATTATGGTGCTTAGTTCCTATCATTTCTCTAAGCACCTATTTTATTTTGTCTGACGTTATAATTTAATATAAAAAAATTTTTTAGGAGGTATTAAGAATGGCAGTTTTAGAAACTACTAACTTGACAGGTGCAATGAACCTGATCGAAAAAAGATTAAAGGAAGGGGATTACTTCGAAAATAAGTACCCAGTTATGTACGGAACTACAAATGATGACGGTTCCGATGGTATGGAACCAAAAGTGTACAGAGTCAAAGAAGCGTCAGCAGACATTGACAACACAAAACAAGCTAAAGAAGTTAAAATTCAAAGAGATTTTAAATCAGTTGATGGAAAATCAATTTATTTCTCTATTGATGCAAAAATCAAAGATTATATCTTTGAAAATGGGCTAGATAAAAATGGTAAGAAAAGATATTCTGCATTACCAATGTTATCACTTCCAAAAATGGGAACTGAAGATTTACTTAAGTTAGCTGAAGAAATCGTTACATTTGCTGAAGGAGCATTAAATACTGTAAAAGTAATGCTTATGGCAGATAAAGAATTAGGAAATGTTAAATCTGTAATGACTGGTCTTCCACTATATAGATGTATTGCAAATGTATCTAATGGATTAACACCTGAACAATTACAACAAATATCAGCACTTGATAAAACATTATTAGAAAACTTCAATAATTCTAATATAGATTTCAATGTAATGAAAACAGAACAATTAGTTCTAGATAGAATTATGATGATGTCATTCTCTCATATGAAACAACAATTAAAACAACTTGGTAAAGATGTTAAAGACACTAACCTTGCTAAATTGGTTCCATATGTTGAAAATGCTAATGCAGAAGCAATCATTATAAACCAAAAGACAAATGTATCTAAATTAACAGGTACAACTCCTGATAGCGAAGTATCTAAAGATGGTATGAGCTATAGAGGATTTTACTAAGATAGGAGCACGTTAGACGTGTTTACTATAAATTTCTAAAATTTTTAAATTCTCGGATGCAAAATTCATGCATCTAACACATCTTGTGATATTATGTCATAAGTCACTTAAGGTGAACTTGCACGTTGCCGTTCACCGCTCCTTTGAAAATTGTATTGGTGTTTGTTAAACTGCCGAGTATATTCCAGTATACTCGGCCATCCATAAGATAGTCCAAAGCATAAATTATAACAGTTAAATAACTCCAGTTATTAATTTTAAGTTTATGCAATACTTTAAGAATAACATATTTATCACAGAAAGATACGTTTATTTAATTCTTTCTTATTCCTTTAGAAAATTTTATTATTGGCTTTGGACTATGCTATGGGTGTTATAGCACACCTATCGGAAGATATAGTAATGTATCGCCTATAATCATTATTATATCATTTACGCATTCCTTTATATTATATTCATTAGAAAGCCCTCTCTCAAAACGAGAGAGGGTGGACTGATGTACCGCAAAAATTTTTTATTGAATTAATTTTTCCCTGGTATTTTCTTGGTTTTTATTGTTTTGAAATTCATATATTAACAATTATCCTGTATTAAATTCATTAAAAGTGAGGTGAAAAGGCATGGAAAATACTAAAAATACAAGTAAAGAAAGTTATTTAACGAAACTTAAAAACACTCTAGTTAAACACTTTACTAACACTATAAAATCTGAAATACAAGAGTATAAAGATAATATGGATCTTAAATATGATTTACCTGTTAAGACTAAAGAGTCGCTAGCAGCATATGTTCAAGAAATGGTAAAATTTAATGGAAGTGGAAAAGTTTCTGAAAAAATACGTGCAACAAAAGAAGAACTTAAAGAACTTCTACAATCTGCTAAAGAACAAACTGCAGCAGCATTAAAGGGTGATAAGTCTAAATATGATGAAGACGCAATGGATGATTTATTAGATGATGAATTCGATATCAATTTTGATGAAGAAACTTCTAATGAATCTGTTGATGAGATTGTTAGTGCGGACCCTGGTGATAAATTCGAATACGCATTAACTGAATACGGTAAACCTGAAAAAGCAGCGGCTGCTATTTTTATTAAAATGTTAGCTGATGCAAATATTGCTGGATTTAGGGATGTTCTTAGAGATAAACCAGAAGACTATTTAAAGGATCTTTTAGATGCAGCTGAAGTTCTATACGATGGAGTCAATAAACCACAACAAACTGAGCAGGATAAAGAAATTGAGAGATTATCTAAGACCATAGCAAACCCTGCAATTGGTATGGAAAGAGACTCATTTGAAGAACTTACAGAAGAATTATCAAATGTTAAACCAGTTATAAATACAACAGTTATAGGTGAATTAAATCCTCAACAAATCGAAGAATTTGATTTAGCCGAACTTAAAGAGTTAGAGAAATCATATTATGATGCTCTTAATAAAACTGTTGAAGATATTATAAGCAGTAAATCATTACTTACATTTAATAATTATATTGCATCTGTATGTAAGTCTTTACTTAAAGATACAGAAGATTCTCGTGAATTTAGTCTAGATGATCCACATAAATTAGTGCTTGAATTAGTTGGTAAAATATCTGAAGGTACTATTACTGATTATATTCCAGTTACTATTTTTATAGGTATATTACTAAATCTACCTAATTCTGGACATTACCAAACTTTTAGAGACCTTAATACAAAATTCAATGAAGTGTTCAATAAAATGAACTAAACTTAAATATAGGAGGAAACCATGGATAACATAATGCAAGCATTGGGACCAGCTTTTAAAGTTTCAATGGAAGAAAAAGCTTCTGACCATTTCGAACAAATACCTACTGCTGTGGACCCACAAGAAACTGCTACATTTATTGACAAATTGGAAGACGACCATGAAGGAGTTAACCAAGAAAGAAGAGCTGACGAAACTCTTCCTGAAGAAAATGTTGCAGATGAAATAGCAAGAGAAATTGAAGCTATAGAAAAAGAAGGAGCACTAGACGAAAATCTTTCAGGTGAAGGAAATGACATAATGGATATTCCTGAAAACCCTAAAGCTGAAAAGATGGGAGGAATAGCACCAGTTGCTAGTGATGAAGAAAGAGCTCCTGAAGTAATTGAAAAGATTAAAGAAAATTCAAAACCAAACCAAACTACTATCGATGATACTGGATTTGCTGGTAATAAAGAAGTAGAACATATGATGGCTGAACAAAACGGTCAAGAATATGCTGAACATAATGATAATCAATCAGTATTCTCTGATGCTGAAAATGAAACAGAAGTATCTTCTGCTGATAAAATGTATGTTCAAGTTCCAGGTGAAAATGGATATGATGAATTTAAATCTTTAGATGAAGCTCAAGGAGATCATGGTTCTACTGAAACTAATGACACTCCAGGTGAAAAGAAATCTGTTAGTATAGGAGATATCCAAGGAGATACTAGTACTATATTAGACGCAGATGGTGGAGTAGAAGATGCTTCTGGTAGTGGTGACTATGACTCTACTGATGAATATTCTGAAGAAACTGATGAAGTTGAAGAAGAAGACGCTGCTGAAGATGAAGAAATTGAAGATGAAGAAGATGGAGAAATAGCTAAAGAAGACTTAGATACTGAAACTGAAGATGAAAAAGAAGAAGAAGTTGAAGAATCTGAAGAAACTGATGAAGAAGCTGAAGAAGTTAAAGAGGAGGAAGCTCCTGAAGAAACTGAAGAAGAACCAGAAACTCCAGAAGAACCTACTGAAGAAAGTGAAGACCCAGCTGAAGAAACTGACGGTGCTGATGAAGCTCCAGTAGAAGCTCCTGCTGAAGGTGGAGAAGATTATTCTGAAGTTGCTGAAGAATTAGCTTTACTAGATTCAGTTGAACTAAAAGGTGTTCTTGGTGGAGATAGCGAAGATTTAGAAGCTGCTAAATCAAACTTATCTAATCAAACTGAAGACAGTTCTACATCATTTGATAATGTATCTACAATGAAATCTGTAAATACTGCTGATGGAAATCAAGAATTTTCTACAGAAGAAATGCCAGATGGTGTTGAACAACCAAAAGAAGGTAAAGATACTTTAGCTTCTACTGTAACTGAATTAGCTTCTCAAGATGAAAATTTTGATGCTGATAAAGTTACTATCAACAGATATGATCAAGTAGGAGAAGGACCTGGTGGAGAAGATACAATTGGTGATGATGTATCATCTGATGATATGGGTTCACCAGCTGATGACGCCGGAGACCAAGGAACTGAACCTGAAGTTCCAGAAGAAAAAGTAGAAGAAGCTCCTGCTGCAGAATCTGTACAATTTACATGGAAACAAAAAATGGAAATGGCTATATTCCATGCGTTAAGAAGAAAATAAGATAAGTAAAATTTTGGATGGTATTAACTTATAATGGGTTATTACCATCCATTATTTTTTATTTTTGGTTAAATTTATGTATAAAATAATATATACCATTATAAATGTATTTAAACGCTCTATAATGCTGTTATTACGCGTTTTATAAATGTTTACTATTAATCTTATGACTTTTATCTTTGAATAGCCTTAAAACGTGTATAATGAGCTTATATGACGTTTTATGATGTTATATGTAATTTTACACAATAAATATGTGAGGTGAAAATATGAAAGATGTAATATATAATATATATAAAGAGCGTACTACTAAAGAAACACATGATAATATTTCTGATTTAATCGGTCTTTATATTAAAAAGAATATGTCAGTTCTTACAGATGGATTAATAAATAATTACCCGATTCTAGGAGAAAGTACTCGTAATAAGTTTGCAGCATTTTATAATATATCTCCAAATGATTGGAAAGAGATATCTAAAAGTTCTGAATATAGATTAATGGCTAGATTAGCAGATCCTTTAAAACTTGGGCTACTATTTAGTTATTTTGAAACTAGAAATCCTATATTTATAAATTTTCTTGGTATATTATGCTATAGTTTATATATGTTTAAATACTTTCCTAGAAAATTTAATAAACTAATAATGCAATACACTATAGATGAATTTGATTCTAGACTTGATTATAATAAACTTGGTAGAAACCTATTAATTGTAATAGGAAAGAAAACAGAATCATTTATTCAAAACTGGGAAAAACGTATAACTAAAAACCCATCTGATAAATTATTCCGTGAGATGTTAAAAGATTTTACTCCTAGATATAATAATATGATTAATAGTATAGCTACTGCATATCATAAGAATTTCAATGACCCAGATGTTAGAATACAAATAGCGTATGCTAAATCTGCTGATGGTAAGAATAATGTAGCTGGTGCTGGTTTATTTGAAGCTATTAGAGAAATAGCTATGAATAATCTACAATCTCCTTCTAGTCGTATATTAGATATGATTGGTCTTGGTAATAATAATCCTAAAAATATGAAGTATAGAACTTTGCTTATAAGTAGGTTAGGAGACCAATATATAAATACATCTAGAGTTTGTAGTAATATATTAGATGAATGGATGAAACGTAATAGTGATAAACTTACTATGAAAAACTTTAGGCTAGGATTTGTAAGATCTATGAGTATTGCTAGACATATAACTTATATATTTGATGCATTAGATAATATAATATATAATATGATGGCTGATAAACCTAGAGAAGAGGCTAGATTATATAATAAAGTACAACTTCGTAAATGGTTATATCAATATCTTTTATTAGTATTATATTTATCAAGTGGTCAATTATCAGTTGATATATCTGCACTTGAAAGTATCAACACAGACTACGATACTTTACATGGGTTTGATTTAACGGAGGTATAATATGAAGTATGATAAAGTTAAAGACGAAGATATAGAGTTTGCAGTATCTGAAACTATACGTGTATTTAAAATGCTTGATGAAAGTGAAGGTGCTAGAATAGAAGAACTATTAACAACTTGTGAAGATAGAGACCAGTTAGTAGAATATCTTATTAATATATTGAATTTCTATGCACAACCAAACCGTCACGTATTACGTAGAGTTAGAGAAAGTGAGCAAATAATAAACCAAGAATATGTGCATTTGCCACATGTTAATATAAGAAATGGTAAAGGAGTACTTTCAAATAAAAAGCTTCTTATACTTCCATTATATGTAAGAGCAAACCAACAAATAGCTCTTAAAGAAGGTAAAGCTGCACAAGAAAGTACACTACGTAATATAACAGGACAAGTAACAGGTGCGTCTAAATCAGGAAGTTTATCTGATAGTGAAATAGCTACATTAATAGGAAATGGTTCTCCTAATATTATTAAAGAAATGTTAGGACCAGCATCGCACGACTTAGTTGCTAAACGTGAAATGAAACAATCTATAATAAGAACAGGTGACGTTTCATTAAAGGATTTAACAGATAGTCCAGAAAATAAAAAATCACTTAGATATATGAGTGAAGTCCTTAAAGCATATGGATTAGATAATGACTTGGTTGATGTACCTATAAAATAATATAATTAATAAAATTGGAGGAAAATAAAATGAGTTGGTTAAATAAGAAAATAGACAAGACTTTAAATCGTTATGTCCCTACTGGATTTGCAACATTTGATATTATGATGGGTGAAAATGTTAGAAAAACAGACGGTACTTTAATAAGTAAGAATAGAGGATTTGCTATCGGTACTCATAACTGTATAGCAAGTAAACCAGGTGCTGGTAAGTCTACATTTACTATGGATGCATTATCGTTTGGGTTACATTTAGGATATCCACTACATAGATTAGTAGTAATAGATGCGGATAATGCTGTATACACAGATCAAAGACTTAAGAAACTTACAAAATTAGATCAAGAAACTATATCTGATAGATTTACTGTAATATCTACAACAAGTCCGGATGACTTAGCTTCTATAATGAAAGAGGTTGATGCTGAATATAAAGAAATGAAATATAAACCAGTATCATTCCCAGACCCTCAAAATCCTGGCCAAACTCTTAAAATGATGCCATTTGTTACTCTTATAGTTGATACTGTAACATCTATTAAATCTGCAAATAATGATATTGAAACTGGTGGAGATGTAATTAATAATACTGTAGGTCTTACTACAAACAGAGAGCTTACAGAATTTACTAAATCTGCTACCAACTATTGTGATGGTAATATAATTATTATATGGGTAGCTCACTTAGGTGATAATGCTCCAAAGATTGGTCAATATGTAGCAGAAAGAGATTTCAAATCTGCTCCTATTGATAAAAAGATTAAAGTTCCTAATGCTGTTAAAGCTAAACTATCTTCTGCATTTGTACTTGAAAAAGTAGTAGACTCTGTTGATAGAGGAAGTGCTTCTAAAGGACACGTTATATCTAGACTTAATCTAGACCCATCTACTAATGCATTTAGTACACAAGGACGTATGTGGAAAAGTAGAACTGGAACAGAAGGTAGTACAATTACTGAACTTGTAAATATTAATGCAGAGTTTGATAGATTTGCAACTCTTGTTATAGATTGTGAAAATATAGGAGTATTTAAGAAAGGTAGTGGAATGTACCCGTCTGCAGAATATCCTCATATATTTAAAGATAGTATTGATGCTGAGAAAGAAAATAAATATATGAGTAGTTATAAAAGACAAACTCTTACTATGGATGGATGGGATAGACCATTTAATCTTATGGAAGCATACGCATTAACACATTATGCTGGAGAAGATACTAAATTATGTGAACTTAGAGACAAATTTACTACATTATGTCTAGAAAACTTAGAAAAGAAGACTAGATATGAACTAGAAGTTAATAATATAAATAGTGATGACCTTACTAAACATAAAACGTCTATAGGATTATTTATGCGTATTAATGAAATGAATAAAGCTTCTAATATGTTCAATCCTATTACTGATAAAGATGATAGTAAGGCTATGGTACAAGATGGAATGGAAACGAAATTAGGTGAAGACAGTGATGAATAAAAGAAAGTTAGTATATTTAGAAGATAAAAACCAAATAATAGGTGTTTGGAATGATAATACTGAAGATGAAGTAGTTTTAGTAACATCTGTAAAGGATTGTATTATAATGAACGATGGACAAGACTGTAGATATACATTATCGAAAGCTATGGACCCTTGGACACATCATATTATGGTACATCCTAATGGATGTATTGAGTTTGAGAAACGTGAAGATGTTGCTAAACTTCTAACAGAGGAAGTGAGAAGATGAAAACATTTTATTATGACAATGAAGAAAATGTATTCGGTATTAAAGATGATGAGAAGTTTAAAATACTAAAGTTTAATGTATTTAAATGCTCGATAGTTGGAAATAAAGCTACCGTATACTGTGAAGAAGGTATGATAAATTATAATTTATTACCTGATGGGAGTGTAACAACTGAAACTATGAATTAAGAGGTGATTGGAATGAATAATATAACTCTAACTATCTATAAGTGGTGGACTATGTTTACAGTTAATAATAGACCTTATAGTCTAGATGCATTTTTATCTGTCGAAAACTATGTAAAGAAACTTATAGTAAGTATGTATAATAGAGAAATGAAACATGATACACAAAATTTACAAGGTACTAATAAAATTAATAGAACCCTTGTATATCAAATATCAAATAATAAATTTGTAAATCTACCTAAACTAAAACCAAATGTTCATGTAGATTCAGTAGTTATAGAAGGTAATGATGTATCAGGTAAAGAAACTTACTCAAGGTTTCTTTATCTAGATATAGATAAAACTATGTCAGAAGTTAAATCTGATAATAGTAGTCAAACTGTGCATTTAGTAAGTTTTCCTACATACACTAGTCAAATTGGTAATCTTATAGCTAAATTATTAAGAAAGCACAATAAGACTAATTTTGACAGGTATTTACTTAACTGGTTATTCTGTTATGACAGAATAAATACAATGATGAATATGTTTGATGAATTTAATAATCAATCCGATTTAATCCATCACCATCATGTATTAATATTTGATAGATTCTACCAATCAAATTGGATATATAATCAAATGGATTCTAGAGATGCTGTGGTAGAGTGGCTATTGAGAACAGAAAAGGTTATATTTGAGGATACTAATATTAAAGATATAATAATATTCCATAGAGATAAACATGAACCAGATAAAGTACATGATAAACTTATTAAAGATAAAAAGAATAAAGATTTAAATGAAACTATAGAGTTTCAAAAAGTTATTAGAGATAGATTTATAACTAGTAGATTCTATAAAAAGCTTAAAGTTAATTATTTTGTAGGTTCTCCTAAGATACATTACTTTACAGTTAAAGAAGTAGTTGTAGATGATAAACCTAGAGAATCAACATTCTTAGGATATTTACATAAATCTTTAAACTTATTTCATTCATATGGAAATAATAAATAATAATTATATACAACAAATAATACGTAGGTGGAGACTTGTTAATCAGGAGATTGGGCCCATGCACGAAGCATTTATTAAAGTCTTCTTAAAATGTTATAATCCGTCACTGGATAATAGCAGGCAACGTTTCCCACTTACTTGCTTATATTTTATTTTTTTTTGATTTATTACAGAATCGATATTTTTTTTGGTAGAGAGCTAATTCAAATTTTATTGAGCTATGAAATAATACATACGGTTACTATCGATTCTGTGCTAAAATTATCCTATCATATAACTACCCCTCAGTTTTGAAATAAGTTATATCTTACTTTCCTATTTATGGTAGGATAATTTTATCATATTTCCAATTTTATTAACTATATATTTTGAAACGTAAATAAAAGGTGATACCCCAATTATGGTTTTGTACCATAATTGGGGTATGCTTTTTATTTACCTTTTACTTTAGTTCGACACCAGTTGCTTTTTTCCAAATATTCTTTACTAAATAAGTTACATATTTAGTAGCAGCTTCTGTTCTCAATATTAGTAAAAATAATCTTTTACCTCTAAAGATAAACTTTGGATTTTCTAGTCTGTTTGTAACACTTTCTATAATCTTTTCTGTTACAACTTCAACTTTAGCATCGTCGCCTTTCTTTTCTTGGAATTCTTTTATAGTTTCAGCAGCTTGTGCTTTAACTAAACCAAGACTTTTAACTCCAAAATAAGATATAACTCCGGCTATTATTAAAGCTGATAATAATATCAGAATAACAAATAGTCCATAGTCTGTGTTCAAATAGTATACAAATCCGTCAACTAACATTTGCCATAATTTCATACACTAAACCTCCTACTTTAAGAATTATCTAAGACAGGTAGGTTGTTAATAGCCGAAATTACCACAATCTCTTATCTTTTTTATTATATTTATTATAAGAAGTAACTGATCTAGCCTTTCCCATCATCTGAGTATCACTAGATATAGTATTATTAAATGTATTTAACATAGTAACCATACTAGGAAGTCTCATATTAAATATATCTTCCTTACCAGCAAGTTGTCCATTTAAACATTCTTCATTTATTTCTTCGTCATTCAAATAAACCTTTGATCCATTAATCCATTTCCATGCAATTATTTTATCATATATCTTATCATCAGTTTCTCTATAATTAATAATTTCATATTCTATTTTACCTTCTTTATAATAGTTAGTATCTTCTAAATGAGAATTTACTAATGATGTAAGAGATAATACTTTTATCTTACTATAATCTACTATAAAGTTCCAATTCTTTTCTAATGATAATCTATAATCTGGTTTAATTGCAACCATGTAAGCAAGAGCAGTTGCCATAAGGTTGTCGTCATGACATCCGTATTTATGATTTATCTTACCACCACGTTCTTCTCTTAATGTACCAAGCTCACTATATGAAATAATATTACCAAATGCATATGGATATTTATCTATAAGTTGACGCCATAATTCTGTAGTTATATACTTTCTAGTATCTGCACTACGCTGTCTAGTCCCAAATGTAGATAGTATATTTCCACTAAGCTTTTTATTAGTAAATCTAAAACTACTATCGTCTAAGTTCTTATCTACGTGTTTATCTATTCTAAATAAATATGGTTCTAGTCCAGACTTTCTCATATTATTCATATATATTTGACCAACGCCATCGACTTCTGGGTTTATAACCATAATCATATTAGGATTAACTTCTCTAAGCCAGTTAAAGAATTTAATACAAACAAAACTAAAATCATTTACATCTAATGAGTTAGTGTTCCAGTTGAGTATGGGCTGAAATGTTTCTAAGTCCATAATAAATACAACGGAACTGTCATTACCCCCGAAGGCTATATCAACTCCAATACTAATAGCATGGAACTTTCTGAGGTAATCTTCAAATGGAATATCTTCATGACTAAAATATGTCATTTTATGATTCTTCATAAACATAAGAGTTCTATGAGGTGTTTCTTTAGCAAGTTTACTAACACGTCCCATAAGTTTTTGACCATATAAGCTTTCACTATCAACTTCAAGCCAACGATTCAACATATCTGTCATAAATACTTCTCTATCGTTACTTTCATTAATAGATTTTTCAAGCCATGCTTCATTAAATCCAAGTTCAAAGTATTCATAACTCATAGTCCAGAAATGTTTCTTACTATTATTCATTACTTTACAAAGCTCTTCGTATGTATATCCAAAGAACTCTATATCGAATTGAGCCATTTCCTTAAATACAAGTTCATACATAAGTCTTCCACTTGTAGTATTAAGTTTACCTGGTGTAGATGTAAAGTATATACCATGTCTTTGATTACTACGTATAGCAAGTAGTCTAGCAGTACCATGGGCAAATAGTATACCTCCAAGCATTGCAGTTGTATGACGTATAAAGTTGATTTCGTCTACGTATACAAATCTAGGTGAGTCTCCCCGCCCGGTTCTTTCTGCTTGAGTTTCACTTGTACCTACTGCGAATATTTTTAAGAAGTTATTTCTTTCTTCATTTTTAACTTCTCTAGCTTTAAGAGAAGGAGAAAAATCTTCCTCTTCTACTAGCATTTGCTTACCTTTTACTTTTTTTGTCTTTATTGTATGAAATTTAAGAAATCTCGGTAGCATATTAGCAGCATCTATCATTCCCCGTCTGTTCTTACCAGCTTCATCTTGGTTAAAGTGCACTACTAACATCTTAGCATTACGAAGACCAGCACCCCAGTCCATTCCTAATACTTTAGTAAGGTCGAATGTTTTACCTGTTTGTCTTGACTGTTCCCGATAGATATTAAATCTTTGAGCATATAACCATAAGAACGTCCACGTTGCAATAGTCATTTCATATGGTATTCTTTCTCCTGTAGCTTCGTCCATTATACGACCAGCTTCTCTAACCATATAAATAGGATTCTGTTCACATTCAATAGCAGCTGCTATCTGAATTTCACTACTAATGACAGGATTATCTATATCTATACCAAGTAACATTCTATTAAGAGTTATAAGAGGAGCTTTATGGTTTATATTAATACCTAAGAAATCTCCCATTTTCTCTAACATAAAACTAAATTCAACCCATTGATGATTGACTGTACTATAATCATAATATATAGGAATAGCTTTTTTATGTTCGGCATTATAATAAATATCATAAGCAAAATCCGGAAGACCATCTACTTTAAGTGCAACTTTGGCCTGGTCTGATAATTTAGTCTTATCAAGTTTAGGGAAGTTACCATTAAATATTTCACAATACGGAAATCTAAAGTCATCTTCTTTTCCTTCATTCTCATTCTCGGCTTCAATAAAATTACTTATAGCTTCCAATACTTTTTGCTTATTTTCATTATATTCCTGAAATGATATATTATTATCTATTATCAAATTTTCAGGTGGTTCTATACCTTCATTTCTATACTTGGCTATTTCTTCTCTAGTGTTACGTATAAATTGATCATATGTACTATCAACAAAGTTTACCAATACATCTTTTTCTATACCAAGATCCTTAAGGAAGTTATCAAATTTCTCATGTTTATTATGCATAATTTCTTCGTAACTAACCATAATACCTCCGTACATAAACGGGAGCTTTCGCCCCCGCTGTTATTTTATAGCTTTACCATACCATATAATATTCCAGAATTTTCTTTTATTACACTACGACTAGCCATCATGTCTGCTAGTATTATACGTTGTGCATCTAAAAGTCCTAAAGCTTCTCTTAGAAATTCATCTTTAGTATCCATTTCTACAGATATTATACTACCAAGAGTATTTATTTTATTCATAAGAACTTTCATTCCATCAGTTGTCTTACAATTCATTGCATCAGACTTTATCTTCATAAGATCATTTTCAAGATCGATATAAGTTTCTCTATCTTTAGGTTTTAACTTAGCTAGTAATTTACTTCTAGTAACCATGAATTCTGATTTATCACTAACAGATTCCATACCAATTGTAGCATATCTAGCAGGTGCATTTTTAAATGCATTATAAGACTTCTTTAAATTATATTCAGATAGTAAGTCTTCTTGTAGACTTTCTAATGATACTAATTTAATTCCTGTTATAACCTTATTAGCATAAACAGGTCTATTCATTTTATTTATAGTTATAACAGCATGTCTTTTCTTTTGATATATTTCAAGAACTTCATTTATAGCATCATCACTAAAACTTGGAAGATCTTGGTATCCTTTAATTAATCTATTTCTCCATAAATCTGCAGTCATTATAACACTATCAAATGCCCCTCTATTTTGAACACAATAACTAAAGTCTCTCATAAGTTTCTTAATACTATCACCTATATCATCTGTATCAATTCCATTTACACTGTTATATACAAGTTTAAATAAGAACGCAAGTTTAACAAATGTTTCTAGGTTATTAGATACGATATCTCTATTACCATATATGTATACCACATAAGTATATAAAGTTAATTGTAATCTTATAAACTTATCTAATATAGCATTTACTATAGCTTCTGCAAATATCTCTCTATCACCATGTATCATTTTATGTGTGATTATTCTTAGTAATAGTGCATTATATTCTAAATCTACATTAAACCATGCAACTGGATACGAGTCGTCATACATACCTAGTCCAAAGTCGCTGCTATATTTTGTAGAAGTATCTGAGTCTGTATTTGTAGAATATCCCATATATCTTCTATATATGTCAGACTTTCTAATATCTACACCAATACCAATAAGTCTGCTTATATCAATATGAGCAAACAGTCCCTTTCCATTATCTCCATTTAGAATAAAGAAATGACTATCGGCAAATAAATCAGTTTTACTTCTTTCTTTAATTTTAAGAAGTCCATAAATATTAAAGAATTCTTCTGGTATAAATTTTGCACTAGCAGATAAGTTATATGATAATCCAATGTTATTGAAAGCATGAGCACAGTCATTAGGAAGTTCTGTATACTTTTTAATTTCTTCAATTACGTCTGGACTTAAACATTGTAATAATCCAGCTTCTTTAAGATCTTCCATTATTTCATATTTGTTCTTATTGTATATGATACTTTTAAACTTACCATATTTTTCTCTGGCCATAGCTTCACATTTTCTAATAACTTCAGCCGCTTCATAGTTTTCATTAAAGAAATCTTTATAATAGCCATAGTTATTACATTCTTCATACTTTTTAGCATAATTAGTTATAAACATCATAACCCTCCTTTAGGTTTACATTTTAATATATATTGTTTAACACCGCCTTGTTTTTCGGGTAAAAACAACCGGACTGTTAATTATCTTATAAGAAAGGAGGGAATTTTATGTATAATTTACCTGAGTATATAGCAGCTAGAAGAGCGACTAGTATAGTTAAATCTTTTATAGTTAATAAACGTTCTTATACCGCTAGTACTGATAATGGGTCTGAAGATATTTCTATAGGATTAGTAAATTTAGACTTTAGTTCGGTTAATAAAGAGCTAGTTCTTATTAATGCTAAGCTTAAAAAACTTATAGAAATATGTAGTCCTGGAGCTATGTGTAAGAGATTCTTATTCGTAGAACCAGCTAATAACATAATAATTCCGTTATTTCTATTTGAAACCTTTGAACCTTCGCATTGTTATATACCAATCGTGATAACTAATCGTAGTATATTAATGATATCTCCATTTGGGGTTAGTTCTAGAGGTGACGTAGAATGGATACGTGAACTTATGCCTACGTTTACATTACAAGAATGTAAAACTGATGAAGATTTAGAAAAATTAGCTCTTTCTAAACTAATATATAAAGATAATGATGAATCTAAAGAAATTACAGTTATAGATGCGATTCGTCTTAATATAGAATACTTCATTAGTGCAAATCAGACTACCGATAAAGTTATCACAGAAGCATATTACGATGTAGATACAACATTTAGTCGTGAAATGACTCCTGATGATCCTATTTTAGAGAAATTCAGTTCTAAGCATGAAGAATTATCAATGGAGTCTGTTATGAAAATAGTAGACAACAGCGATCTTCCTATTACAGAATATGATTATATACCTATAGAAGTAACTACAAAAAATGGAAATATATATAATTCTCTTAATATGGTTACAGAATTCGAAGGAAATACTGTAATTAAAAATCTAACAGCAAATGAATTAGTAAATGAATCTAAAGACGATCCAGTATTATACTTACCAATAAGAGATAAAGGATCCGTATTACTTTACTTAGACTCACATATTCACTATGTAGGTCAAAATAAAGTATGTATATATAATCCTTTAACTAATACTTATGAAGAGCCAATTAATATGTATGATATATTTGATTCTGACTTTATTCCTGGTATGGTAGCAAATGAAGGATTAATTGGAGATTTATTTAAAACTATTAAAATATTTGGACTTAGGTCTGGGTCGTTTGCATATAATATGATAGTTTTCCTAGCAAAAGCTCCTAAAAAGGCTTTTGGATTTATTTGGAAAGCATTAAAGAATATTCCTATTTTAAAATCTAAAGTGGAATTTGAAAAAGAAGAAGCCATTCGTTTACAAGAAAAATTATTAAGCGACGAATTAGACCATGGTGAAGAGAAAGTTCGTGCTCTTAGATTAATCGGTATTAGAGGTTTCTTCCTTACTGCAATAACTGGTACTATAATATTCTTACCATGGATTTTAGCTCTACAAAAGCGTAAATATTTAGCTAGTAGAATAAAATCTGTAGAAAGAGTTGAATATAATCTTGACGCTAAACTTGAGAGACTTGAAAACCAATACGAAATGGCTCGTAATGAAGGGGATAAAGAAGAAGTTAATAGAATACTCTCTCAAATACAATTAGTTAAATTCGCTAAGTTAAAACTTATAGAATATAAAAGAGAAGTAATCAAAAAAGAACGTATTAAATACAATACATTCGATAAAGATGATACTCTTACTACTAGACAACGTATAGATAAAATGGTTTCTAGTGGTGGTTTCTATAATTTAAATGGTGAATATGGTTCTAAAGTATTAGCCGACGATGGATATTAATAGTTAGTCCGATAATTCTAGGAAAAGGAGGAAATTGATGATATATGATAAAATACGTAACGGAAATAATATTGACAATAGCAACTCGTTTAAAACTATGGAAATTAGCAATGAATCAGTTTTATCTGAATATGATAATAGAAGAAAAGAAAATGAAGATGGAAATGCAAGAATTTTACAGATCAATAAATGGTTAGAAAATTTAGCTAAAATATATCCAGATGATCAAATTATTCTAGAAGATTATAAACCATCATTTGAAGCAGGAGAAGATGATCCATTTGGTGCTGGTGAAGCTGAAGGTATGGATGAACCAGTGGGTGATGATGGAGGAGCTGAAGCAAACTTCGATGATGACCCATTTGGGGCCGGAGAAATGGGAGATATGGATTTCGGAAGTGATTTCGGAGATGCATCATTTGACTCTGCTGGAGATAATATGTTTGGTGATGATGGCGGGGGGCAAGACCCAGATGCACCATCTCAAAATGTAGTAGATCGTACAGTAGTAAAGCTTCAAGAATATAACATATCTAAACAGATACGTAATATTTTCCCTGAAAGATTATTAGAGCTTAAGAAGATTATAGATAATAATATAGAAGCTGTAGAGCATCGTATTTATGATAATCCATTGGTTGGAGATGTTCTACGTGATGTTGTGAAAGAATATAGATATATTTATACTATATTAGATGAATTTATAAAAGTACTACCTGATAAGACATATGAAGATATAGTAGAAGCATATGTTCAATTTCACTCATCTTTATATAAATTAAGACAAGTAGTCAAAGATGTAGCAGAAGGAAACAAAAAATCCTGATGCAAACAAAATTTTTGTAAAAATAGACGGTTAATATACGTTTATTTATATAAAATTGCTACTAAGGAGGTGAAATATATAGTGAAAATAATTATGGATGATTATGGATTAGAAACTTACGCGAGTAGTTTAGACGCACTTGATGCTTTCGCCGCAAACATACGTGAAAGTGACGTAAAGAATAGTGCCATCTTAGGATGGGAATACACTAGTGAAGATCTAGATATAGATGATGTATGGTCATTTGAACCAAGTATGGAAGGTATTAAAGATCGTGTAAAAGAAATGGCTAGTAAGGCTAAATCCAATATTGTTGCATGGGCTCAAAAACTTATAGATTTAATCTTCGGTACATTTAATAGATTAATTAGAAGACAAAAAGCTAATTCTACTGTACTAAAGAAAACCTATAAAGACGCCATTACTTATATTAAATCTCTTAAAGAGTTGGAAAGTGTAGCAAAAAACTCAACTGGAACTATTAAAATTTCTGACTGGGGACGTGCAAATCTTCAAGTTATGGTTCTAATGTTATCAATTAGTTATTCTTTAACACATACAGTTAAAGAAATGAATGAATTTGTAGGTAATATATTTACAAAGAGTACAAATCAAACTGATAATAAGACTTTAATGTTTAGTTTAAACTTAAAAGTTATATTAGAATTAATAAGAAAAGTAGTTCTTATGTGTGGGTTGGTCATGTCAGTCGATGTATTTAAAGGATCTTTTTATGAAGATTTCAAGAATATGGGCTATGATTTTAATAAAGTTATAGCTAATGCTAGTGGTTTAAAATTTGTAAATGCTAATGTTGATATGTCTAAAGTTGTAAATGCTATCAAGACTGTATTAGAAGATATAACTAATCCAGACCCTAAAAATGATAACGTATTTAATGACTTTGCACGTATTAAAAGTATTTATGAAGATGCTGATATTAAAAGAGTTAGAGCCGCAGCTCTACAATATATGACACAAAATATAGAGGCTATAAGTAAACCAAGAACATCTGAACTAGAGTATAAGACTGCATATGATTATTTACTTGAAAATTTAGAGTTATTTGTGTCAGTGTCTGAAAATAATGCCGAATTATGGAAATTTGATAAACATATTAAAGAAACAGAAAACTTAAGAAGAAAAATGAACCAAGTTATACAACTTATTCGTGATGACCATGAAGAATATATGAAGTTCTTACTAAATGTTATATTAGAAACTGGTGGACTATTTACAGCAATTGTAACTAATGTCGAAAAAGCTGCCAAACTTCATGATGATATAACACATAACTTTATGGATGATGCAGTTAAACTTGGAAGAGCTCTTAAGAAAATTGAAGCAGAAAGGCAATCAGATATCAATAAGAAGACTAAGAAAAATTATTCGGAGAAAGAAGAAGATCCGATAAAATAATATAAAAAGGAGGTCAAATAATGACTAACGAAAAAAGAGAGTTATTTGCTACTCTAGGTTTAATAGCAGAAGAAACAGTTGCTAATGAATCAGTGAATACTGAATTAGAACCAGAAGTAGAATTAACAGCACTAGAATCTATAGAATCTGAACTTAAAGATTTAGATGAGATAGATAAATCTTTTGATGAAGCTGAAAAAGCTAGTTTTGAGTCTATGATTAGTGATTTAGAATTATTAAATAGTGTTTTAGCATATAAATCTGTAAAAACTGCTGGAGCAGAAGAAGCTGCTGTAGAAAGTATATCAGCTGAATTCGGTATTTCTACAGAAGGGATTAAAGAATTAGCTGAAAAAGGTGTAGATGCTATCAAAACTTTAATTGATAAAATCATATCTTTATTTAAGCAAATGTTCGGTGCAGCTAAAGCTCAAGAAAAAGTATTAAAATCTTTAGAATACAAAGTGTCAGTTGTATCAGAAGCTCAAAAAGGTAAATACGATTTAAAAGAATTTGCTAGAATAATGGGTCATACTATGATACTTGGTGGAATGGCTCAAAAAGGGTATAATACTAGCGATTTCCCTAGCGCAGGATCATTACAATCTATAATTGATACAGCTAATACAGCTGTTGAAAATTTCTATAAAGATGCAGCAGTAAGAGAAGGTTTAACTAAACCGTTCACAGGACAATTAAGTTTCATTGAACAAGGTATAGCAGATATAAATGAAAAAGCTAAATCAGTTGAAGATTTAGGTGATTTTGATTACCATCAAGGTGCTGTAAAATTAATAAAAGCTATGAGAGCATATAAAATAGCTGATACATTAAGTGGTGCTATTGCTGACTTTGAACATGTTGCTGAAAAATTAAAGAAATCTGGTAAAAAAGATAAGGACGCTGCAGATAAATTAGTTACTGATATATCTAAAAAGGATATAGCAACATGTATATCAGCTGCAACTAAATTTAAAGCATTAAATAGTGCTAACGTTAGAGCTTTAGTTAAACTTTGTGGACAATATATAAAAGCTGCTAAAACTAAACCTGCTGAAGAAAAAGCTGCATAAGGAGCTGATTCCTTATGAATATATTTGCATTAATCGATTCAGATCGAAATATGTCAATTAGTGATGATATATCAAGTGAATTATCTTTTCTTGAGGAAACAGACGAATCATATGATGAATATATGAGTATATCTAATGAATGTGCTATGACATCTGCATTATTATATGAAACTATATCTACTGAGTCTATAGGTGATACATTTAAAGCTGGCTTAGATTATATGATGAAATTGATACGTAAAATTATAATAATGTTAGGTAATGGTATGAGACGTTTACTTAAGTTTTTAAATATAAATAAAGGCGCATTAATAATAAAACGTTTAGATGAAGAAAATAATGAAATCGAAGTTAATCATCCTGAAGTAGTTAAGGAATCTGAAGAGTTCTGGAGAAATGTTAAATTTGATGATATAGATGAAGTTGAAATCATTTCAGTTGAAACTAATATACAAGATGATCTTATAGTTAAGTTAAAAAATACATTTTTGTATAGAATTCTTTTAATTTCTAGGATAATACAACCAAATTCAGATTATACATCATTAGTTAATATTAAAGGCGTAGACGAAAATCTTAAAAATATAATAAATAAATTGAATAATAAACGTGCAAAAACAATAGCTAATTATAGTAATTTATTCGATCTAATACGTGAAGAAGTTGATGAATTAATTCAATTAAATAAAAAGTTACTAACATCAGCTGATTCTATTAATATGGATAACGAATATATTAAGGATTTTGCAAATAAGCATACTCTAAATGATTCATTAGGAGTTGACATAGAAAGGGTGGCTAACTTCTTTAAACAAAAAGAGAATTTAGAGAAAAATGATACATTTATATCGGCAATTGAAATTGAAACTAGTAAAAGTTATAGTAAAAGATATATATCTAATACTTATGTTAAAGTTATATTAAGTATGATGATGAGTTTAAATAAATACATAAATAAAATTACTATTAAATCACTTTTTACTGATATAGCTAACTTAAATAATGATAATAAGAGAAATGTTGGTAATAGTATCAATAATATAAATAAAGAAAAATCATCA